TTGTGCAGGACCTGGGTTTAACACCAATCCTTTTCCACCACTACCACCTTTAGTAACTACTCCTAATAATTGAGTAACTGAATTACTTCCTGATGGTAAAGATGCAGACCATCCACCACCTTCTGCTACATATATTGTTTGACCTGCTACATATCCTGTCAAATTTATTCCTTCTATTAAACCTAATACAATTGCGTTTGTAGTATTGTTTATACCAATAGTTTCGTTTGATACAAATGTTACAGGCATCTTAGCCGGATTACTTGCATCTGCTTTGAATACTTTTGGGTTTGCACCTTGACTACCACTAATGTATAATGGGTCACCTTTGGTAATGTTCTCACCAGTATAAACTACTTCAAATATTGTAGTTGCTGATGTAGCACTTCCAGTATCAAGTGTAACATTAAATTGTGTATTATCTCCTTTGGTAAATGTGATTGTTGAACCGGCTGCAGATGCAGTTACTAATGCTAAACTTGCAGAAGTAAATAAACTTGCAGTTGCAGTATTTAAATTAGTTACAGATGTATTAACTGATGCACTATTTGTGTTTAAGTTATCAATACTAATTTGTTGAGATGCAGATGATGCATTTAAATTAGTTACAGATGTATTCAAACTTGCAGTCGTAGTGTTAATATTATTTATTGATATATTAACGCTTGCTGAATTTGTTTCTAATGAACTAACTCTTTGGTCATTACTTTGTGTATATGCATTGAATGAAGCAGTTGTTGTTAAACCACTTATATCAACCGATGAAGTTAATACAGGTGTTCCATTAACTGTTAAACTACCTTGCACCTTAACACTACCTGAAAGAGTTTGTATGTCTGTCAACTCATCTCCAAATTGATTACTACCGCTAGAATAAATTACGCTAGAGGTTTCATAAAGAGTTGTAAGATATGTAATAGATGCAGATGTTGCAGTTATGTTTGTGAATGTTTGATTTGCAGTAAAGTTATTATCAACATTAGTTCTTGCAAACGAACTTGTTTCACTTTCAGTTATATAAGAAGATGTTGCAGAGTTTAATGCATTGATACTAATCCCTGCACTTTGTGTGAATTGATTTATATTACTTAATGATGTTAATGCAGATGCACTAAACAATTCTAAGTTTTGTGTCTCAATCAATAAACTTGCAGTTGTCGTTTCAATATTAGTTAGTCTACTATCGGTAGATGCTGTATAAGAATTGAATGAAGATGTAGTTACAAAATTACCTGCACTACCACTAACATCAGGAATATTAACTGCAAAGGTTGTATTATTTCCCTTTGTGAATGTTAAGTTTCTTGTTCCATTGTCAAATGATGCAGTCAATAAGAATGAACCACTCTCTGTTTCTGTTACATAAGATGCAGTTGCAGAGTTTAATGCAGAGATACTAACACCTGCACTTTGTGTGAATGTATTGTATCCACTATTGATTGTTAATTGAGATGCAGTAAATTCATTCAATAATGTAATTGATGCAGCAGAACCACTAGGGTCTAATGCGTCTATTTGTGATTGTAAAAATTCGTCTGTCACCGTTAAAGATGCAGATAAACTATTTAATGCACTTGCAACAGATGAACTGATTGCATATGATGATGTTGCGTTAATTAAAGAATTAACTTTATTATCGTTTGATTGAGTATATGCATTAAATGAAGAAGTTGTTACAAAACTACCTGTATCGATAGTTGAACCACTTACATCAGGTAATATTATACCAAATGTAGAGTTATCACCTTTTGTAAAAGTCAAAGTTTGTCCACTTAAAGATGCAGTTGTTAACGCAACACTAGCAGATGTATTTAAATTACTTATAGAAGTTGCCTGGCTTGCAGTGGTTGAGTTTAAATTACTTATTGATACATTGACACTAGCTGATGTAGTTTCTAAGTTATTCAATCTTATATTTGCAGACTGAGTAAATTGATTTATATTAGTTATAGAAGTATTTACACTTGCACTATTTGTATTTAATGAATTAATACTAATTTGTTGAGATGCAGTTGCACTATTTAAACTAGCAGTAGTAGAATGAATTGAATTTAAATCAGAATTAACACTTGCAGTATATGCTTCAAATGAAGAAGTTGTTACATAATTTGTACTACCACTTACATCAGGAATGTTTACACTAAATGTTTGATTATTACCTTTTGTAAATGTTAAGTTACGAGTTTCATTATTAAACGATGCAGTAGTTAAACTTAAACTTGTAGAAGTAAATAAACTAGCCGTAGTAGTGTTTAAATTACTTACCGATGTATTTAGAGATGCAGTAGTTGTATTTAAATTAGATATTGAAACTAATGCAGATGCACTAAAAGTATTTAAGTTATTTATTGATGTTACAATACTTGCAGTAGATTGAGAAGCAGTAAATTGATTTATATTAGTTATAGAAGTATTTACACTTGCACTATTAGTATTCAGTGCACTCACACTATTGTTTAAACTTGCAGTAGTTGTCTCTATTGAACTTAATCTTGCATTCGTTGATGAAGTATAAGAATTGAAAGAAGATGTACTTACAAAACTTCCCGTATTTATACTAGCTCCACTACCAGTTAAGTTAGCAGCGAATATATTACCTGATGAACTTATATTAGTTCCGTCAAAAGAAATATTTAATGACTGACCAATACCATCTTCTAACTGAGTCATTGTTCCAGGAACTAATGCATTATTTGTTCCCAAATGTGCAAGAGATTGAAACGATTGTGAAATATAAAGATTACTTAAATTACCCATTTATTTTTATTTTAATATTTTTAATCTGTTCTCCATAATCTGAATGCTGCATTGCTACCGCTACTCCAATTCTGTGGTGTTGTTGACCATACTTGAGGTGATGTCCATAATTTACAATATTGACAATTTCCAAAGTTAGTATAAGGAAATGCTAATATCGGTAAATTTGAAAATCTAATATCATCATCTCCAGTAAATTCACCAACAATAGTATAACAACCTATCGACGAATAATCAGTAGTGGCCTGATTAAAGAATGGTTCAAATGATGTTGCAAATACTTGCCCTATACTTCCACTACCATTCAATACAGCTTTATATAATTCACCACTATCACAATTTTGTATTATAGTACCAGACCCCGACGGATTAATTAAAAAAAAAAGACAACGATTTTTGTCATTGTGAGTAGTCAGTTCAAAACTGGCCACCCAACCGGCCAACCCGTTATTAAAGTCATCTGAAAATGCTCTACAGTTTATGTCTCCGTTTATTTCAAAACCAGCTACTCCTCTTTGCGTATATGAAGTTAAGTCATTTAAGATAGCCAATGTATTTGCATGAATATCCACAACATCATTAACTCCTAATATTTGGTCAATTGTTTGTGCATTGGTTCTATCATCACTTTCATTATTTTTATTCTTAATCTTATCAGCAATTGTTAATTGTATTTGATAAGTTGTTACAGAAGTTCCAAATGAAGTATCTGTAATAAGAATATTACCTAATGGATAATTAGGAAACTGGTCTACATCAATAGCAGTTATATCACCCTGTGTCACTGCACTAACCGATGGGTGATTAGTCATAATAGTCTTAAAGTAATTTAAAACATTATAATATAGAGTAAAGTTAGTACCTGTATTACGGACAATTTGTGTTGACATAATTATTATAATTGTATTCCGCCGAAGTATTGATTACTTTGGTCAGGATAGATTTGAGTTTGATTACCAATAGATTGTAAGTATTGTGGAATAAATTGAGAGTATGCAATCAAATAATTTTGTAATCTTAATGCATAATAGTCAGCGTTATTCTGTGCCTTAGTTAAAAGATAATCTATTTCTCCTTTTGTTGGTGCAATACCTTGTTCTGATTGTTGTTTAACTGCTCCATTAGATTTAAACTGAACAGATGAAAACGGAATGTATTCAACACAACTATACCACATTAAAGCATTTTTAATATAGTCATCTAAAAGGTCTTGATAATATACAGATAAACCACTAACAGTATTTGAAATGATTTGTGCCTGTAAATAATCAAATAAAATTGTTCCTAAAAGATTCTTTAAGTATTTATCTTGTGCAGTTCTAACGAATGGTAATAAAGCATCTGCGTCTATTGCTCCTTGCAATGGTGTGTTCTTTATAATATCGTTTCTGTTTATGAATAATGCGTATGACATAGTTATTTTTTATTAAATATTTCGTATTCTGTTTCAAAGAATGCTGATGATTGTGAAATTGGTTTTTTATCAGTAGGTATAATTGCATCCTCTGTTGTTTGGTCACCTGGATTATCTTGTGTTGCAGGATTTTCCATTGACTTATTTGTTTCATCTTCAACTTGTGCAACTGACTTACCTGTCTCATCTGCAGTTTCTGCAAGTATTACTAATGGTGTTAATTGTTCAAAGTATAATTCCATATTATCGTATCCACCTTCTGTCAATGCCATATCTAAACTATTTAAGATTAAGTTTTGGAATGGACTAATTGTCATAGTTTGTAAGATACTAAATGCAGTTTTCATTTCCTCTGATTGTGAACTAAAACCATTGTTCTTTGTTCTAATACCAAATAGAAGGGGACTGGTTACTCTATGTGCAACTAATATTCTATCTTGTGTATATTCTGCAACATAATCATATTTCTCATGTAAATTACTAATGTCAATTACATCTAATGTTGGTTTAGTTGCAGGGTCATCGTTGAATGATAACATAAATCTACCTGCGTTATCTGTGCCTGTAAACTTAGCTTGTACTAAATCTTCAATAGTTTGTCTTTCTTCAGGTGCAGGAACTCCGTTATTGAAGTTTAACATTACAGCAGGTAAGAAACCATTTGTAATATTGTTTAAGTGTAAGTTACTAATCTCACCTTCTGATATTGCAAATTGCATTGCTGCAACCCAATCAGGTAGGGAATAATAATATAAACCTGGTGAATAATTTTTAATATAAAGTAATTCCATTTTCTCATTAGAAGTACCAAATGCAGGAATCTTTTTCTTTTCCTTTATTTTCTTTTGGTCATTCCAATCTATACAATAGTAAAAGTTTTCTATTCTTGGAGAATTACCAATCTTTTCTGCACGAATGGTTTGAACTGGAATATGATACATCTTAATTATCTTAGTATGTTCATCGTTCCAATATACCTGATAACATGCATTACCATATAGTTTTAAATCAAATGCAACTCTTTTAGTTTCTTCTTGTGGAATTAACTTTTGTAATACATTGTTGAATGCAGGTGATTTTGAGTATATACCCTTACCATAAATTAAATCAGCAATACCTTCTATACATGCAGAGTTAGTTGTTGATACATTAAAGGTCATTGTTACTGCATTAAAGAAATCATCATGTCCATAAACACCAAAAGGTATCCATGAGTAACGTGTTTTTGTATCTTCCGTTATTAGAGGAAGCAAATTATTATTTACATTGATGATTGAGAATTTTTCTTGTTGTTTCATATTATGTCAAAATTGTATATCTGTTTTCACTAGCGTGTGAAGTTACTGGAGGTATTTGGTTTTCGTATTCTGATTTTTCTGCAGATGATGATTTATATACTTGTATAGACCCATGCCATATTGGATTTAAACTACCACTATTATATAATGTAGCACGATATTCACTACCAACTATGGAAGCACTAATAGACCCTGTGAATTGAATATAACTTTCGTATGGTTCGTAACTCATACTCATCATAGACATAGTTAAATTCTGCAATGTATACATATCTTGTAAAGACATAGTAAATTGATTACTTGCAGTTGGTTCTGTTCTAAATGTGTATCCGTTAGATTGAGATATATAGTATGCGAGCATTATCTTGTTATTTGCTTGTTTGTATCTTGTAATAACATAGTATTATCTTAAAATAGTTAAAACAAAAAACCCCACTCCGTTAAGAGTAGGGTTTAATATTTTTATGTATATACTTAATTAGCTACCGTAAACTACTGAGTAGTTAGCAGTTAATCCAGTTAACGCATTAGTTGTTGAACTACCTGATAAAAATGCTGCTGGTAATTGTTCCATACCTGTGAACGTTACTGAATAACCATAAAGGTCACCCAATGCCGCACCTGTTTGAATTGTTCCTGCAGTTACATCCGCACCTAATTTTTCACCAACTAACAATGCATCTCCGTTGTTTGTCCACACAATGATTTGAGGACGACCATAAGCCATCAACTTTAATTGTGTAGTCATTTCGTTTGTCAATTTCTTCAAGTTAAGAATTAATTCTTGAGAGAAGAAAGTTGTACCTGTTTCACGAGATGTAGTTACTGTTTCAGTATATGCACTTGTTCCTTTTAATTGATAATAGTATAATACACTACCTGAAGGTACTGCAGTTACTTCACCACTTCCGTTCTTAGTGAAAGACCCTGTTGTATAGTTTACGAAGTATACACCTTGTATACCACCGATTGATTCTTTACAAACTTCGTTTCTTCCAGCTGATAAATTACAAGCCATGTCTGTTTAATTTAATTTTGTTAGTTAAAAGGTGGGAGTTTTACCTCCCGACCTTATTTAGTTATTTTTAGTATGCTCCGTAGTAAACGATATCTTGTCCAACACCGAATTGTACACCAGATGTAAATCTCATGATGATACGATAGTTTTGTGAACCATCAATGTCACTCATGTCTATTACTTTTACTTGGTTGTAGTCAGATAACAAACC